CAGGTGTTGACATGATCGTCAACGGGAGTATACTGCACTTCGGGGATTGGCCCCGATGGAGAAAGACATGGAAGACGATTACCGCATCTTGGCCGAGCAGGAACGTGACCGACTCATGGAGTTGCACTGCCGCGCCGAACACGCCGCCTTCAACGTCATCGAAGGCTTAAACGAACTCAACCGCATCGAAGCCGAAGGCGCTTTCAAACTGCACCAAGCATTTGCCGAGTGCATTGCTGCGATTGACGCCGCATCCGCCAAACTGAGGAACCCGCAATGAAGGTCTACGAGAAGATTGCCGCTGTCACCGCCGAACTATCCAAGATCGGCATCAGCAAAGACAGCAAGAACCAGTCGCAGGGATACGCTTTCCGTGGCATCGACGCCGTGTACGGTGCGCTCTCGCCGCTGCTGTCAAAGCACGGCCTGTGCATCCTGCCTCGCGTTACCGACCGACAGGTTATCGAGCGCCAGAATCGTCAAGGCACTGCGCTGTTCTACGTCACGCTGACCGTGGAGTTTGACTTTGTGGCCGCCGAAGACGGCAGCAAGCACACGGTCATCACCGTAGGCGAAGCGATGGATTCAGGTGACAAGGCCAGCAACAAGGCTATGTCTGCGGCTTACAAGTACGCAGCCTTCCAAGCGTTTTGCATCCCGACCGAGGGCGACAACGACGCTGACTCGCAGACGCATGAAGTCGCCGCAGCCACGACCGATCCTGCCGTAGAAGCAGCCGTGCAATTAGCAGCCACCATTGAGGAGTTAAACGGAATATGGAAAAGCCTAAACGCAAGCGAGCGAAAGGTGCATCTGAGCCTGTTCAGCGAAAAGAAAAGCAAGTTGGCCTAAGCCTAAAGGAGCAGAGGCTAGTGAAAGAAATAGTAAGTGATGTTGAGTCATACATCGTGGCTTGGTCGCTGACCAATACCGTTGAGATGATGGAACAGATGATCGAAGAGCGTAAGGCTGGTGCGTATCCAAACGGCGTGTTTGAGAAGAACAAGGCCAAAGACCTGCGCTTGCTAAAAGATCATCGTGATGCGGCTGAGATTGTGTTGTCGTGGTATCGGGTGCCAAGCGCATGACTTATCCCATTATTGAACTAGAACGGTGGGAGTATGACTTGGTAAACCTTGTCGGCGCTCGACGCTGCTCGGCAAGGTGGGATAGCCAAGACGCCCTGCACTACGACCCGAAGCGCATGGAAGATGACCGAACGGCGCAGGTGGCTGCGTGTGCAGCAGAGTTGGCCGTAGCCAAGTACACCAACCGCTATTGGCACGCACATGTGTGGGACGCCCGCGATCACCAACTCTATAAGGATTGGCCTGACGTTGGCAGGAACATTGAGGTTCGTCGCGTGCGAACCAGTAACACTGCCGCTGTGCGCCAACACCAGATCGGTAAAGGCTTGGTGTTGTTCGTCGCCAAGCCCGTCATGCCGGAGATACGAGCCGTGGAGATTCTTGGCTGGTTACCGCATGACTTGGCATGGGAGAAGGCGACACCTTCTGACTATTCAGAAACCACACGAGTTATTTCCCCTCAACACCTACGATTGGAAAAGTATCCGTGAAGTTATGAAAACGTATACCAAAAGATCGCGTTACAACCCACGCATTACGTTTGAGCAGTACAAGGTGCTGCGCGAGCGTAGAGCCGATGCCAAGGCCAACAAGAAGCGCATCAACTACAAACCGTTGGCGCAGGAATGGGGAATGAACCCCATGCTTATGGCTTCTGCACTGCACCGTGGCATAAAACAATACGATTACCTGCTCTGGAAGCAAGGAGAGTTGCAATGATTAGTTATCTCGCCAAACGTCCGAGCGACGTAGATCGGCCATCAACAGATGACTCGGGCTACCGCCGACTGTGGTCTGCCGTGCTATGGCAGGCGATTAAAGACGCAGACAACGCCGATGGCCGAGGCGCTGCGTTTCACTGGATTTTTTCCCGTCGTGATGACGCCGGGTCGATGCGCTGGATTTGCGACATGCTCGACTTTGACTACAACAAGTTGCAGTCGTTGTGCATGACACGTGATGGCCGTAAAAAAATCTTAGGGAGAGTGTGATGTTGAAGAAAACGATATTGATTGGTTTGATGGTTTCGGTTCCGGCTCAGGCTGGAGTGTTCGCTACGGCAGATAACGCGCCGAAGTTTGGCGGCAAGACAGTGCTGACAACCGATCCGTGTGTGCTGAAGATTGATGCCAACCAATTTGGCACTGGCAAGGCAAATCTTGATGGCTTGCAGCGTGCGTTCTATTACACCAAAGACGGTGAGACGAACGAAGGCTGCTGGAAGCATGAGTACGGCTCTGTGCTGCTGGTGTGGCCGAGCGAGAACATCATGCGCCGCCGACCGATTGCGAACTTTGACCTGAGCCAGCGAGGGTGGCAGTGATGGAGCAGCGAACAACAGAATGGCACGCCGCCCGTCTGGGCAAGGTGACTGCCTCAAAGGTGGCTGATGTAGTGGCACGCACGAAGAGCGGTTATGCCGCTACTCGCGCAAACTACATGGCGCAGTTGGTATGCGAACGTTTAACCGGCAAGCCGACTGAAGGGTTTAGCAGCGCCGCGATGGAGTGGGGCGTGGAGCAGGAAGCCGCAGCCCGTGACGCTTACAGCGCCAAGGTGGGCGAACTCGTTACAGAGGTCGGCTTTATCAACCACCCTGCAATCGAGATGGCAGGAGCCAGTCCTGACGGATTGGTTGGCGTGAATGGCTGCGTCGAGATTAAGTGTCCGTCCACGGCCACGCATATTGAGTACCTTTTTGAGCGTGACCCGCCACAAAAATATTTTTATCAGATGCAATGGCAGATGGCCTGCACGGGTACGGACTGGTGCGATTGGGTCTCATACGATCCGAGGATGCCCGAGGAGTTACAACTGCTGGTGCTGCGTATCCCACGGGATACAGACTGCATCACCCTGTTGGAGAAAGAGGTATTTGATTTCTTGGCTGAGTTGGATGCTAAAGTTTCTAAACTGAAGGAGATGACCCTGTGAACTATGACAATACTAATCGTGGCGTGCTGTTCCCGAACGACAAGAAGGGCAACGAAAAGCGCCCGGACTTTACTGGCGACCTGAATGTGGGCGGCACGGAGTACAAACTGTCTGCGTGGAAGAAATCCTCTAAGGCTGGTAACAATTTTTTGTCCATTAGCGTCCAGTTGAAGGAAGGCCAGCAAAGGCCGCAGAAGCCTGCGCCTGCTGCGGGGTTGACCGAGGACAACTGGTCAAAGGCTGACCTCAACGATCCGTTGGGCTTCTAATGATTAGCGAAGAAAGAGCCGAGAAAGCGCTGCGGTATCTCGTCGATACAGACGAGCCGTGTGCGCTGGCAAAGGCTGAGATGGAACGTGCCGAGTACGGCTGGAAGGCGACCCGTGAGGCCGTCTTTACACATGCCGAGGGTACGGTGGCGGAGCGGCAAGCGATTGCCGCGACCCACCACGCCACCAAAGAGGCGCATGAGCGATACTGTGCGGCTGTGGCGCTGTACTCCAAGATGGCCAACAAGCGCGAAACAGAGCGCATCGTCCTCGACACTTGGCGCACCATCTCGGCTAACCGACGAATGGGCAGTCCATAAAAAAAGCCCCACCGAAGTGGGGCTAAGGACTCTCTAGGAGAATTACACGGAGAATCAAGCAATGCTCCGTGAGGATACCAGACCAGTGGGGTTATGCAATGGATGAATACGAAAGTCTCGCGGATGGTGATGTATCGCAGTTGGCACCGGCTGACTGGTTTAAACGATTTGTTTACGTTGCCGAGGGCGACCTGTTTTTCGATGTCAAGACGCATCAGGACTATTCCCGGCAGACGTTCAATGCCTTGTTCCGGGGTACGCCGTGCTACTCCGTACACAACAAGGCTAGGCGCATTGAAGCGGCTACGTTCTTCGATGAGAACCGGGCTGCGATGGGTAGTTACGTCGCTAACGCCCTGACGTATGCGCCGGGTGAAACCGAGTTGCTGAAGAAGGCCGGGGTGGGCTACGTCAACAAGTGGAAGGACTCACGGCCAGCCGCGCAGAGCGCAGATGTGTCGCTGTGGCTAAACCACTTGCACCGGATGATCCCTGCCGACTTTGAGCGCGAGCATGTGCTGAACGTAATGGCCTACAAGCGCCAGAACCCGCAGCGCAAGATCAACCACGCCGTGCTGCACACGGGTTTACCGGGTGGTGGTAAGGACACGCTCTGGGCGCCGTTCCTGTGGTCTATTGGCGGCGGTTCGCTGAAGAACATAGCCGTGGCTAGGGCTGAAGAGGTCGCTGGCTCGTGGGGCTATACCTACGAGTCCGAGGTGATCGTGCTAAATGAGATTCGTTATCGAAAAGGCGATGACCGTCGAGCGATGGAAAACAACCTCAAGCCCGTAATCGCTGCGCCGCCCGAGTTGCTGCTGGTCAATAAGAAACAGCAGCACCCGTACTATGTGGTCAATAGGATTTTCGTGCTGGCGTTCAGTAATGATCGAGCGCCCATTACGATTCCGGCTGATGATCGACGCTGGTTCGTTATCTGGTCGCAAGCGCCACGCCTACTCGACGACGAGGCCGCGAGGCTGTGGGATTGGTACGGCAAAGGCGGGTTTGAGGCTGTGGCGGGTTATTTGGATGCGCGAGACGTTAGCGCGTTTAACCCCGGAGCCGTGCCACCACTGACTGACGCTAAGTTGGCGATGGTTGACCTAGGTATGTCGGGCGGCGAGGCATTTATCGCTGACATGGTGCGGCAACGTCGCGGAGTCTTCGCCAGAGGCGTTATAGGCTC